TGTAAAGAAACTTTACCCTATAATAACATATATATTGATAGTAATAATACTAATAAATTATATGAAGGAAAAGAAGCTTTTCTTAATAGACTAGAAACACAGAAGGATAAACTTGGGAACCAATATCAATCATTTTTAGACTATTGGACTGAACCTGATGCTAAAGGCAAGATGAGATATCAAGACCAAAAATTCTTTGACATAGCTAGAAGAGTAGGAACCTGGATTAAGAATAGTAAAAACTTTGAACCTAACACACAAACTAAAATAAAATTAAAATGACACCAAAAGAAAAAGCAATAGAATTAATAGACAAATTTGGCAATATTGAAATAATGTTTGAAAGTCAAATAGGTAATATTAAACATGATGAACAATCAAAAGCATCTAAACAATGTGCATTAATAGCAGTAGATGAAATAATACAATCTTGTCCATTAGAACCAGCTCATCCTTATGATTATGTAATAGCAGAAAGAGAAGCTATGGATTTTTGGCAAGAAGTTAAACAAGAAATAGAAAAATTATAATATGGATGTCATAAACCTACCTAAAAACCTCGAGCTAGAAGAGAATATCCTAGGCTCTATTCTACTAGATAAAAGAGCTTTGCCTTTAGTAGTCAACTACTTAAATGAAGAAATCTTCTACGATTTAAGACACCAACTTATATTTAGAACTATTAAGCAGATGTATGATAAGAACATACAAATAGACTTAAGTACTGTGTTTCAAAGACTTATAGATAATAAGCACTCAGAAGAAGTAGGGGCCTTATACCTATCAAAGATTACGAATAGTGTCGTATCTACTGCTCACCTAAACACTCACATAGAGGTAGTAATAGAATTATACAAGCGTAGAAAGTTAGCAACATTGGGCCGACTAATGGAGGTATCGGCCTTTGATGGTGCTGAATCTACTGATGATACCTTAGCTACCTTTAATAAACAACTTTTAGGACTACAAGAGTTCGGTAATATATACGAAAAGACTATAGACCAAATCATTATGCAGCTTAATGAAGGTCGTGATGCTGCTGTTAGTGGTCAGTTATTAGGCATAAACACAGGCTTTATGGAGCTTAATAACACCCTATGTGGATGGGTTGATCCTGACTTTGTTATCATAGCTGCTAGACCAGGAATGGGTAAGACTGCCTTTATGCTTTCTAGTATCTATCACATAGCAATCCAAGGAGGCATCGCTACGGCCATTTTTAGCCTTGAAATGAGCTCCAATCAGTTAGTTGAAAGGTTAGAGTCAATTAGCTCAGAACTGCCCTTAAAACGTCTTAGAATGAATTTACTAACCGATAACGAAAAAGTTCACTTAATGCGAACTGACGACAAAATACTTACTTCCCCCATCTACATAGAGGATATGGGCGGTATTAGTGTAACCCAGCTACGAGCCAAAGCGACTATTCTTAAACAGAAGTATGGCATAAAGATTATCTTTATCGATTACCTACAACTTATGAGTGGTACTGGCAAGTCAAACCAAAACAGAGAGCAAGAGGTATCCTACATTAGTAGAAGCCTAAAAGCACTTGCCAAAGAGTTGGAAGTACCTATTATCGCCCTATCCCAATTATCACGCAGAGTAGAAGAACGAGCAGATAAGATGCCTCAGTTATCTGACCTTAGAGAATCAGGATCAATAGAACAAGATGCTGATGCTGTGATTATGCTAATGCGACCAGGCTACTATGAACAAACTGAGTCAGTAGAGATTGGTGGTAGAGAATATTCTCCTAATGATTTAGTAGTTTGTAAGGTAGAGAAGAATAGACACGGAGCTACAAAAAACCTAGCATTAAGATTTTTACCTGAAACAATGACTTTCCAAGATTATGTCCAAGGGCTATAGAAATAGAAGACGTTTTGAGATAGAAGCTGCTAAGGCTGTAGATGGTACCTACCAAGCCATAAGAATATTTGCTAAGAGTACTAAGGTTTTAGTTATACATCAAACTGAAGCTTTAAAGAAGGGTTATTTTTTGCTAGAGTATGAGAACGATGGTAAGCCTACAGGCATATCAGATGAAAGAGTAGAGTTCTTTGCTTTTAACTTAGATTTAAGAGATAGAATAGTTTTTATACGAGCAGAGTTTTTACGAGTAAAGGCTAGAAGATATTGGAGAATAGGTGAGATAAAAGAAAAGGATAAAATAAAATATGTAAAGATGCCAACAACGGAACTTATTCGTTGGTATTAAATAAACAAAATGAAAAGAGTAATTAATTTTAGTGGAGGAAAGACAAGTGCTTTAATGACAATATTAAATTATCGTGAAGGTGATTTAGTAATATTTGCTGACACAGGTAGAGAACATCCTAAAACATATAAATTTATTAATGATTTTGAGGCCAATGAAAATATTCCTGTCATTAGAATACAATACGAAGGTGGATTTAGAGGTATGTTAGAGCATAATAAATGGAAGCATATTCCTAATAGAGTTAAAAGGTCTTGCACTTTAGAACTAAAAATAAAAACAGCAAAAAGATATTTAAGAAAGAACTATGGTAAACAAAATTATGAATGGTTAGTAGGTTTTAGATCAGACGAAGAACGTAGAGTTAAAGGTTACGAACAAAGACAAGCTTATATACATCCAAGATTCCCATTATATGATGCAGGAATTGATAAAGCTAAGGTAAATGACTATTGGAGTAAAAAACCTTATACTTTAGAGATACCTGCTATCTTAGGTAATTGTACTTTATGTTTTCTTAAAGGTAAAAATGCAATAATAAATATTCTTAGAAGCTACCCTGAATTAGCTAATGAATGGATAGAAGATGAAGAGTTAAGTAAACAGAAAGGGGGGGGGCATACTTACTTTCAGGATACAACTTATAAGCATTTATTAATGATGGCTCAAAATGATTTATTTAAGGGACAAGATTTAACAGATTTGACTCCATCTTTTAATTGCTCTTGTACGTCTTAAGTAATATATTAATAATATATTGTAATTTTGGTAATGGCATACCAATCAGCAAGTGAATTAACAAAGATGATGTTAGAGTTCTTAAAGGATGGTGGTAATGAAGTATGGAGGAACAATAACCTAGCTGTTAGAGGTAGGGCCTTTATAGGTAGAAAAGGAGTTCCTGACATCATTGGTTACAATAAAAAGTATGGTTACTTTGTATGCTGTGAGATTAAAGCGATTGGAGATAGAATGTCAGCGGATCAAATGCTATTCTTAGAAGAGTTATCAATGGCAGGTGGAACTGCAATGCTATGCCAACAAGTAAGAGATGAAACAATACAAGTAAAAATCTATAAAGATGGCGAAAACGAAGACTGGAGATTCGAAAAAGGTCAACTTCGGAAGTAGAAAACGAGGTTCAGCGAAGAAATCATTTAATAAACATAGCCCAAAGCCAAAGGTTTACCGAGGTCAGGGCCGTTAAAACAAGTAAGATGGAAAATATAGAATTAGAAAACAAGGAATTAAAAGCACCTAAAACAGTAAAGAAAAACAAAGATGTTTTCTCACAGGAAACTTATGACTTCTTATTCGAGGTCTTAGTAGAGTTCGGAATAGATATGAAATTTAGACCTAAGCTAAAAGAAATCTTAGCTAGTGTAAAGCCTGAAACAAAGAGCAATAGTATTTAATAAATAAAACAAAAAACAATGGCAGTAACTAAAGAGAAGATTTTCCTAGGAAGGTCTTTCACAATGAAGACAGCATTTGGGGAGTTTAAGAAAGTATCTTTCGGCCCTGATGATTTAAAGAAAATGAATGATTTCGCAGCAACTAATAATGGTTGGGCTAACATTCTTATTAAAAACAAAAAGGACGCTAAACCAGGTGAAGCAGGTTTCTATATCGAGCTTGATACTTGGGTAGCTGATGGTAAGCCAAAAAAGGACTTGCCGTTCTAGTAACATTTTAACTGAATCTTATGAAAACAAATTTAAAAGAGATTGTAATTAATTTATTAGTTTTGTTAGTAGGTGTTTATTTACCATTTGCTTTTATAGTAAGTGAGTTTAATCCACTTGCTTGGCATTGGGTTACAAGATGCTTGTATGTATTAACATTAGTTTCTTTTATAACCTTTGCAATGCAAGAGTATAAGAAAAAATAGTTTGTGTGTTTTTTTGAAATAAAGGTAAGCCTCTCGTTTCTACGAGGGGCTTTTTTGTAATAAAACACCCCCAGTTTTTACCTGAGGGTGAAACCAAAAACCACCAACTATGAGAGAGCTTCTTATGTTTGCCTA